AGTCCTAGCAATACGAGGAATCTGTACCCATTCGTTTTCTTCTTTTATATCTGTTGGCTGTGGTAATTTCCACTTGCCTATACTACGTGTCATTTCTTTTTACGATTATCTACAACAGTTACAGGATTAACATAATTTTTTGTTGATAAACCGCCTTTGTTCATTTTACGAACTTTAGAATCTAATTTCATAGAGTCGGGAATTGGAGAAAATATTCTTTCTATTTCTTTTTCGGAAAAACCCATCTCTCTAGCTAATTTTATGTGGTCAGCTTTTTTACCAGCAAATGTATCTCTTTCATTTTTACTTCCCATTAGTCCTCGTCCTCTTCTGATGTTGCTTTAGGTGGCATAAGCATAACACCGCCACTTGCTTTAACTTCCATCTTCTCTGTCTTTACCAAGCCTACTCTATCCAGCAGTTCTTTAGCGGCAGACATCTTATCACGAATGCCAAGTTCAGTTGGGTCGTACAGCGCACCTGTCATTGCAAGTACAGCCTTTGGTGCATTACGTGCCATATACATTTGGGTGGCTTCAAGAATCTCTTCTTTTAAACCTTTGATGATTGATGTAGTAGGAGTGCCATCAGAATAACCAGCAAGTTTCTTAGCGGCAACCATATCACCAGCAGCCTCATCAAATAAGACTTCTAAAAACAATTGTTGCTTTTCATTTAATTCTCTAGCCATTCATTTCTCCACTATACATGGCATGGGCTAATTTTGTACTACGTGATTTTACCTGATTTGCCCACCTGCTGTCAAGCATTTCTTTTGATGCTACAGTAAAATCATCAACATGTATAGCCGCCCACATTTTTTTAAACTTCTTTAGACGTGGCACTCCCATATTAAATGCCATATCTATAAGTACAAGTTGACGTACAGCGTCTAACCCGTCTACGCAAGGGTGCGCACGTAACAGTTCATCTTCGACAATCTCTACGTCATTCTCTGCAAGAAGAATAGCATCAGCCTCTGTAATACCAAACTCATATACATGGTCCAGAGTGATGCCCATATCTTCAAGTTCACTGTCTGTAATGCCACGGTCTTCCAAGTTTCTACCGATACCAATAGTATCAATGCCAAGTGTATCTTGATAAACCTGCAATACTAAACCTTCATGGTCAATTAGTTTTTGAATAAGTATACTTTTATTGTACTTCACGATTTTAACTTTCCTTCACTGCCCATCCAAATTCCAAATGCACCTGTCATCGCACCCATTACAACGCTGACAAAGGCTGACTGTGGTGCTGTCGGGTCTTCCAAGTTCATAAACCACTCCGCACAACGCCAACTCATCAAGGTCATTATCAGCATCATAAATCGTGGAAGTATTCTCCACTCTAGTATTTGTTTTGCACTCACTTAGATAAGCCTTTTGATTTTTCATAAGTGCGTAATGTCCCTAATCCAAGTAGTCCACCAAGAACCGTAAGCAGTGTTGACATGTCAAACTCTGGTAGTTCTGGAACATCTATGCCAGCAACACTGACACCGAAAATAATCAGCGGCTGTAAAACAAAGTGATATGCAAACGCTATACCGCATACCCATCCGATGAAGGGTCTCCATCCGCCTTTAAAGATAGAGCCTGAAGCAGCTTCCATCTTGTTCACTTCTATCTGCGCCAGTGCAATGCTATTAGCTTGTTTGTCAGCCATTGTAGCTAACTCGTGTGCAAGCATTGCCTTTTGGTCTTTGTCTTCAATAAACTTATCAAGTAGACCCGTTACTGGCCCTATGAGCGATTGTAGCATATCTCTGTCCTATCTCGTATTGCAATATCTCAAGACGTGTCTCCCATTCAGGAAACTCTTCGCGCAATAACTTTACATTAAGTTCCTCTGCGAAACTGTGCAGTCTTCTTTGCAATGCGCTTCGGCTGTCGTACAAATTGTTTTCCTGCACGTGTACCTTCTCTCTTCGCCTTAGTTGTAGCAGAATACTCTGCACTTGTCAAGGACTTTATTGCTTTTTCAGGCAAATACCTTTCACCTGTCTTAGCAGATGGCTTGCCACTCTTTGTGCGCCACTTCTGTTTTGTCCATGACTTTAATGATTGTTGAGACTTTGAAAAAGCCATACTAAAACATTCCCCTACGTTTCATACCAAAGTATAATAGTAATGCTAAAATACCTACGCCTATAATTCCTGCAATAGACAATAGTGTAATCTCAAGTATTTGTTGCTTACGTTTTCGTGCAGCTTCTTCAGCCGCTTGTCTTGCCTTACGTGCTTCAGCTTGAAATCTTTGCCAGTCGTTCCACAAACCCGGACGACCTACATATAACATAATCTGCTTTAATTCTTTTTCTTTTTCCTGTATAGCTTCTAACGCCATAAATTCTTCAAAGTCACCACCAGTATAAAATGGGCTATTCTTTTTCTTAATTACTTTTCTTTGTAACCCCTCTTTGCCATCCACAAACTTAGCAATTTGACTACCGACAGTAGCTAAATCACGTCCGTGACTAACAGCTTGCCTGATTACCCCGAAGGCTGCGTTAGCAGCGGCTAATTCTGCTAACATTTTAATACACCTCTACAACGCCTTTTTTTATATACTTAGGTATGCAATATGCGGTAACACGGTCTCTTGCGTCCAACCAATCCATATAGCGGTAGCTTCCGTAGCGTTTGGTTGACTGGGCTGCGTAAAAATTGCAGGTGGTAATAGATGCGAAATACATATCTCCACTAGCGAGGTAACGATTCTCTCCAGTACCAATATAGATGACGAGCAAGAAGACGTGAAGCATTCCATTACGCCTTGTAGCCCCCACCAGCTGCTTTATATTCACGTGCAAGCATCTGTGCTTTACGTGCTGACCACTGTCCGGGATTACCACCCTTACTGCCAGCTTTAATCTTATTAAACAGTTTCTTTCTTAATGCTGGCTTAGTGTAGTTGCCAGCTTCATTAACTCTACTTTTGCTCTTCGTTTTAGGCTTCGCCGATTTGCCAGCTTTTCCAACTGACCCACCCGGCGCGAACTTTTGTCCTTTCGCCACTCCTTTAACTGTTCCTTTGTTGGCTGCTGCGTAAAAGACTTGCTCACCCTTCTTCTCCCCATATTGCTTTTTCATTGCGGCTTTTACCTTAGAACCTTTTTTTGTGAGGGGCATCTCTCCTATCTCCTATGAATGTGCTGGGTCAAAGAACTCTTCTGCTGCCACAACAACAGTAAGAGTGTTTGCAGTTCCAGCGGCTACAATAATCTTATCTTCCGCATGAATGTACAAAGGTTTGTCCACAGTAAAAACGGACTCTGAGCCTTTGCCTACAACCGCATGTGATGTAAATAAAGTGTAAGTCGTATTGGCAGATTTTTCATAATACTTAATGGTGTAGTTACGATTGCTGCTATCACTGTTGGTAATAAGAAAATGCTCTACGTGTGACGAGAAATTCTTCGGCACAACATACACATCAGTGTCACTGGTATTAGCCAATGCTGTCGCATGTGTTACAAACTTAGAGCCGTTATTAGTAATTGGCATTTACTTATTCCAATCTAGTACAGTACGGTGTAATCGCCATAACCAATTACTAATAGAACTAAACGGCCTACTAGAATATAGTAAAGCCATTGCCAGATAATAGTTTAGTTTCTTACGAAATTTTGTATTAACCATCTCTACTCTCCCAATACTCTACGCCATAGTCGTGGCATATTTCATCACCTTGTTTTATTTCTTCCAAGGCATAGAAGCGTACAAAGCGATTATCTTCTTCATCAACTTCCCACTCAGCATTTGGACTTTGGCTATGATTGTAGACCATAGCAAGACCAAGCGGAACCAAATACTCTTCAACATCTTCGTTAGGCGATTTAAACATGTAGTCATGTAAAACACTATCTTCTCCCACATCATCATCGTCTGTGACGAGATAAGGGCATAACTCAATCGTATCTCCGACTGAATAGCCCTTATCTGCGAACACACCATGTCCATGTATTGACGAATCAGCGACATATGGCATTACTTCTTCTTCTTAGCCATTCCACCGCGCATCATCTTCTTCTTAGCCATTTTAGCCATGCCACCGCCACGCATCTTCTTCTTTGCCATGCCGCCTCGCATCATTTTCTTTTTAGCCATCTTTGCTTTACCCATTGCCATGTCGGAGTCTCCTTCTATCTATAACTAGGCTTTGATAAACGTCATCAGGAAAGTGCGCATAATATCCTGACTTCTCTAAACTTACAGAAGCATCATCAAGTAATGACAACCTCTGCACAAAGACCATGCAATAGACTAACTCTTCGTCTGTTACATCGTCATCTAAAAAATCCAGACCAGCTTCTGTTGCGTCATAGTCTGGGTGAAACACCATCAAGTGCATATCAATGCCAGCAATTGATAATGCTTCATTCATGCCATCACATAAACCGTCTAAGTATTCCATGTCTGGCAATTCTTCTGAAGCCCACACAACTATATCATAATCATGGGACTCAAAGTCTTGTACACAGTTAGCTAGTCCATCTAGCCCCGTGTTAATACTAAACTTAACTTGGTTCTCAAGCCATGCCTGTTTCGCATATGGACATGGCGGTAGTCCATTTAACTTTGCATTTGGTACTTCAAGAAACTCGTGAGACCATTTGCGTATGTCCTGCTCTACAGGATGCAACTACTTACCTGTAATCTTTTTGTATGCTTCAGGACTAGCTTTCTTCAATGCCTTCAGTCCGGGGTTTTCAGTCACACTGCCACCAGCAACGTACATGTGCTTCTTTCCACCAGCCATGCCACCATATGCCATCTTCTCTTTTTTCTTTGGCTCTGCTGGCTTCTTCTTAGGTGGCTTTACACCTACTGCAATCATTACAGATGGACCAGTAAGTTCTTTGTTCATAGGATGTCGTGGGTCATGTTCGTGATAATAACCTTTGTCCTTATAGTACGCATCCATTTCTTTCTTTGTCATTTTGTCAGCCATTATCTTTTCTTTCTGTTATCAACGCTAGACATTAACAAACCGCCTTTGCGATAGTCCATAGAACCTTTGTTCTTTTTCATGTAACCACCCACAGCTGCTTTTGTTTTAGGTGCGCGGCGTTTTAAAGCTGCCATAATTTTATCTACATCCGCATCCAAACTAGCATCTTTTTTTGCTTCACGTTCTATCTTGGCTTTCATTTTTGCGTCAGCTTCTTTTTTAAATGCCTTGCTTAGTACAAAACGCTTTTCTAATTTAGACATTTCTTTTTTAGCAGCACGGCGTTCAGCAGCTGTCAATGTTGTGTCAATAGAACGTGCATACTGACGTTCATAATTTGCTTGTTGTTTTTTTAATTCTTTAGCGCGGAAGTCTGCACCTATACGATATGCACCTCTTCCTTTTTCTTCAACATCAACTTTTGCTTCAAAGTCTTTTCTATTAGCACGTCTAGCTTGCATAGCTTCAACTAATGCTTTTTCACGAGGCGTACCTTCTTTTGCAATATTTTTTTCAAAGTCTTTTTGATTCATGCGAGACTGAAGTTCACCTTCTTTTTTTATACGAGCCTGTGCCTTTGGGCCTTTCTCCTCTGACTTTGCTTTTACTTGAGGTGTTTTCCGAACCGCTTTACGCTTTCCACTTGTACCTAGCAGTTTACGTGCTGCCTTACCTTTTATAGCCATTATTTTTTCCCCGATGTACGTTTTAAGTTACCTTGTTTACCCGCTGCAGCAGCTTTAGCAGCAGCACTTCCTGTTCCACCAAACTTAGCCATTAACGCTCTACGTTCTGCAGCATTGCTAGGAAAGATGTTACCCTTTGGACCAAAACCTGTATTTGGACCAGCAGTAATGTTCTTAGCTTTTTGAGTACGTACACGTGGCTTTGTAGAGGTAGGTGATACCGCCTTACGTGTAGGGTTACGTCTTGCTGTAGAGGTAGGCTTGCTCTCTTGTTTAGGTGAGCGTTTTTTACTTTGGTCTACTCTGCCTCTATCTGCTGGCTTCTTTTTGGGTAGCGCAACCCCAGCAGTTGCAGTTTTAGTTTTTACTTTAGTGCGTACACGGGGTTTAGTTGCAGTGCTAGGTTTAGTAGTAGGCTTACGCTCACTGTAAGCAGTACGCTTTAATTTTTCTGTAGACAAAGCATCTGACCCAGTAGTATTGTATTTATAAGGGAACATTGCTTTTTCGCGTTCTCTTTGTACTTCGGCTGCACTGCGTCCACCTTGTGATGTAGCACGATTAGCTTTTGATGTTTTCTTTTTAATCTCAGTACCGGGTCTTTTCTTAGCTGTGCCAGCACCTGTGCTTGATACAGTAGCTTTAGTACTTGATGGCACTTGATTGTAGTAATCCATCATCTGTTTAGTGCTACTGCCTTGCATCTTACGTGCAGCACCCCGTAGTTGTAATAACCCTTCGCCTGTATGGGGTCTTGTTGATATAGCACCAGTAGGTGATATCTTATAAAACTTACCATCCTTTAATTTAAATTTAGATTCCTTGCCATTTATCATAGCAGTAAATATTGTTCTAGCCATAGTATCTTCTCCTAATTACCATTTGACTTTGTGTGACCAGTATTTTGCAGAAAGTTTACTGGTTGGTTTGCCCTGCGCATTGTGACGTGCGTAGTAGGATTTTTTACGTGCTTTATCTTTAGCAGTAGTTGGACTCTTTCCAGCCCCTTTAACGCCTTGTTGACCAAAGCGAATAAACTTGTACGTGTCACCTTCCTTCGCCATAACACAGTGTGACTTTGTAGGATGCTTGGGGGTGCGCTTCGGCTTGTTAACACCACTAAGCCCCTCTTCTTTCATCTTAGTCTTTACACGTTCTGGCATACTCATAGTGAGACACTTTCATCTTTCATACAATTACGTTTAACCAATACTGGTTGCCCAGCCATGTTAGCAGCAGACTGCGCCATTTCTTTTGTACGTGCTACACACAGTTTCTCTGTATTATATGGACCTAATTCATCTACGAATGTAATACAGTTGTCTGGTGCAGTAGATAGGCAAGCAATTATTACGGCTGTAAACATAGTTAGTCTCCGTCAGTCCAACCCTCTGCTCTCATAGACTCCTCTACGTGCTTCAATGTAAATGAACGCCCGTAGTGCGCTTCACAAGCAGCACGAACATAGAATACATCACTGTGGGGGATATGCAAACGGTCTAATGAATTGTTACGTATAGCATCGTAGAATGCTTCAATAACATTATCTGTGTATAGTTTTACGGATTTCTTCGCCAT